TTATCAGGCTTTAAACAATCATCTATAAACTCTAAAGCAGATACTGTGAATGACCAAGTTAATGGTTCAAAAGCAGTAAGCACTGCAGGTTCTGATGAATTGTTGTCAAGCATGAAATTGATTAAGAGTTCATTTGGTCAAATTACAACATCAAGTGCAGGAGACCATTCTATTCCTCTTGCAAATGTTCCTAATGGTGCTACTTCTCTTCCAACAGGAACTGTGAGTCCAACACAAGTTGTCAATAGAATGGTTAGACTTTTAAACCAACAGCAAGTTGATACTCAGGACAGATGGTTAGTTATTGACCCTGTATTCATGGAACTGCTATCTGAAGAAAACTCTAAGTTAGTTCATGCTGACTATGCAGACGCTTCTGTAAAGAATGGTCTTGTAATAGGTAACTTAGCAGGTTTTAGAGTTTATGTTTCTAGCAACTTACCATCTGTAGGTACTGGTCCGGGAACATCAGGTTCAGCAAACCAGAACTCAAACTTTGGTGTTATTGTTGCAGGTCATGGCTCTGCTGTCGCAACTGCTGAACAACTCAGCAAAACTGAAACTTATCGTGACCCTGACAGCTTTGCTGACATTGTTCGTGGTATGCACCTATATGGCAGAAAGATACTTCGTCCAGAAGCTATCGTAACTGCTAAATATAACATAGCGTAAGGGAGGGTACTGATATGGCAACTTTTGACTTAACAGCAAAATCAACCACTGGTGTTGGTTCTAACTCTATCGCAACTCTACCTTCACATCAAGGTACACATATGCCTCAAACAATCCAAGAGTATTTGGATATTGACGCTTTAATAGCAGCAGGTAATTCTCTTGCTAATGGAGATGTCTTTCAAATGCTTGAGATTCCTGCAGGATGCTTAGTGCTAAACGCAGGAGCAGAGGTAATGAAAGCATTTACTTCTAGCTGTACCTTAGACATGGACTTTGACGGTGGTGATGACATCATTGATGGTGCTGACATTACCTCAACAGGGTTCTGTGCTGCAGGTACAAATGGTCAAACAAATACTGTTGTAGGAAGTGCTGCTTCAACGTACACTCAGTTTATCAGCACTGCTGATACTATTGACTGCACGATTGCAGGTGCTGCTCCTGCTACAGGTAGACTACGTGTCTATGCAACTGTGATTGACTGTAATGACCACGGTGCTGTGGATAGAGCAACAGAAGTCGATAGAGACTTTTTAGCTTAATTTAAAAACTTCAGGGGCAGGGAAATTACTCCTTGCCCCTACGAGAATGAAAGGTAAAGAGTGGCTACAACATACATTACATTAGTTAATGACCTTCTTAGAAGGATGAATGAAGTCACTCTTGATACCTCAGGTGATGGTTTTAGCACGGTTAAAAATGTTCAGGCTATTGCTAAAGATGCAATTAATAATGCAATAAGAGAAATTCTACAAGACGGACATCAGTTTCCGTTTCTTAAAACTACAACTACACAAACACTTACAGCAGGAACAGGAACATATGATTTTCCCACTGACTTAGCTAGTGCAGACTGGGATACATTTTATCTACAAAAACTAGACAGTCAGAATAACTCTGCAAAATCTATATCAACAATTACTTTTGATGAGTATGTAAGATTTTATAAAGCAATAGAAGAAAACTCTGGTAGTGAAGGCAGGACTGTGCCTAACCTTGTATATCAAACTTCTGAAAATAAGTTTGGTGTTACACCACTTCCAAATGCAGCTTATGTAGTAGAGTATGTTTATTATAAATTCCCAAATGATTTAGTGGCATTTGATGATACGATGATTATACCAGATAGATTTAAATATATTATCATAGATGGTGGTATGACTTATATGATGAGATTTAGGTCTAATGAACAATCAGCACAAATACATCAACAAAAATTCTCAGAAGGCATTAAAACAATGCGTAGACTGCTATTGGATGACCCACTAGCAGTAAGGTCTAGTATGATAACTAGACCTAAATTTGCATCTCATATGTTAAGTACGTTTAGCTAGTGTTGAGTTTGTGATATGGCAGATGCAGTATCTACCTTTAAAGCAAACTGTAGAGGCGGTTTAAATACTGGTGCAGATGTTCTTACTCTAGGACAAGAAAGTCCGGGGTCTGCTACACAGTTATTAAATTATGAACCTAACCTTGAGGGTGGCTATAGAAGACTTTCTGGATTTGCTAATGATTTAGGCACAGTTCCCGGAACTGGTTCAATACTGGGTGTTGCTGTAGCTAATGGTGTTAATCAAGGAATACTAGCCTGTAGAACACCTTCTTCAGGAAATAATTATCTTCATCATTGGAGTTTTTATTTCACTGTACCAGTTACTTCAGGGCAAGGAACAAACTTTACTGTTGGAGAAACAGTAACAGCCGTAACAAGTTCTAGTGATAGCACATCTACAGGTATTTCAGGAACTGTAAAAGCAAGAGCTTCTGCTTCTTTAACTATAGATTTTGGTAGAATACCAACTTCTGTTTTTGCAACAGGTAATGTTCTTACAGGAGGAACATCAGAAGCAGAGACAACAGTAACTTCTACTCCTACTGTAGTGGGTTGGACTGCAGTAACTACAAGTGGCTCACCAACTATGACAGGTGTGAGTAAAGTTAGATTTACGGAAATAAACTTTGGAACTCCTAAAGTTATATTGACAGATGGTATTAATCCTGCAGCTACATATGATGGTAGTACATATACGCAGATAACAGATTCGAATGCACCAACAGACCCTACAATGTCTGCAGAGTTTCAGAACCATTTGTTTCTTGCAGGAGACCCTGCACAAGTTAGTAACTTATTCTTTTCTGCTCCTACTGCAGAAACCGATTTTAGTCCTGCTAATGGTGGTGGAGTTATAAATGTAGGTTTTGAGATAGTTGCTATAAAGAAGTTTCGTAACGTACTATACATATTTGGTACAAATAATATTAAAAGATTAGTAGGAGAAAACTCTGCTAACTTTACGTTAGAAACAGTTACTTCAAACTTAGGGTGTCTAGCAACAGATAGTGTGGTAGAATTAGGTGGTGACTTACTATTCTTAGCACCTGACGGTATTAGACCTATTGGTGGTACAGCAAAGATTGGTGACGTTAATCTTGAAACAATTTCTAAGAATATACAGTCTACAGTTACAGGGATAATAAACGCAGAAGACTTAACTACTCTCTCGTCTGTAATAGTTAGGAGTAAGTCACAGTTTAGATACTTATTTTCAGGGTCTTCTTCTCAAGGAATATTAGGAGGACTGAGAGAAAAAGGTGGGAATATATCTTTTGAGTTTACTCAAACTTTTGGTATAGAATGTACATGTGCAGATAGTGGATATATAGGTCAAGAAGAGTTTATAATACATGGACAATCTAATGGTAAAGTATATAGACAAGAATCTGGTAATGCTTTTGATACGAGTAATATATTAAGTATATTTAAAACTCCTTTTATCTATATGGATAATCCAGAGCAAAGAAAAACTTTTTATAATGCTTCTACCTATATGAGTGCAGAGGGTAACTTTTCGATAGCATTGTCTGTAACATATGACTACGATAATACAGATGTAGCAACTCCTGATAACTTATCGCTTTCTACTTCAAGTCCGGGAGCATTTTTTGACAGAGGAACAAACGTGGCTGTTTTTGATACTAGTGATATATTTGATGGTAATCCATCTCCTGTGGAGTCTGTTACTTTTTCTGGTTCAGGTAAAGCACTAGCTCTTACGTATGTTACAGATGATAAAAATGAAAGTCACAGTATACAGGGATTTACAATTACTTATGGATTGGGGGATGTAAGGTAATGGCAGGTTATGCAAGGACAAATACTGCAGATATTCAGTCAGGTCAGGTTGTAAAGTCTGCTCCGATTAATGCAGAATTAAATGCAATCGTTACAGCATTTGCATTCAGTGGTGGACATAACCATGATGGTTCATCTACTGAGGGTGCATATGTAGGACTTATTGCAGATACTGATGCTTTAAATAAAGTTGTAGTTGACACAAGTAATAATAGAGTAGGTTTCTTTAGTGAAGTTAGCAGTGCTGCAGTTGAGCAAATAAGAATACAAGATGGTTCTATACTTCCTGTCACAGATAATGATATAGACTTAGGTGCTTCAGGCACAGAATTTAAGGACTTGTACCTTGATGGTACAGCCCATGTAGATACCCTAGACGTAGACGAGAATGCCACTATAGCAGGAACTTTGGGGGTTACAGGGGCTGTTACAGCTAATGCAGGGGTTGTAGTAGATAATATAACTATTGATGGCACAGAGATAGATTTATCATCTGGAGACTTGACATTAGATGTTGCAGGTGATATAATACTAGATGCAGATGGAGCAGATGTTCTTTTAAAGGATGCAGGAACACAATATGCTGCTCTAACAAATAGTTCAGGTAATCTTATAATAAAGTCTGGTAGCACTACAGCATTAACATTTAGTGGTGCTAATGTTACTGCAGCAGGTGAAGTCTCAATGACCACCTTAGATATAGGTGGAACAAATGTTACCTCTACTGCAGCTGAGTTAAACATTCTTGATGGTGTAACTGCAACTACCTCTGAGTTAAACATTATGGATGGAGTTACTGCTACTACATCCGAACTCAATATTATGGATGGGGTAACATCTACAACAGCAGAACTTAATATAGTAGACGGTGATACTTCAGCTACATCTACTACTGTCGCAGATGCTGACAGAGTAGTAATGAATGACAACGGTACTATGGTACAAGTTGCTGTAACAGACTTAGCTGCATACTTTGATGATGAGATTACAGCCATGCCTAATCTTGTTACAACAGCGGCTACAACTGTAGGTGCATTAGATAGTGGTTCTATTACATCAGGCTTTGGTAATATAGATATTGGTTCTGATAATCTTACAGCAACAGGTACAGTATCTTTAGGTGCTACATCTTTTAACGATAACGCTATCACTAATGTAGGTGACATTGCCCTTGACTCTATCAGTGCAGATGGCACAGACATCAATGTAGCTGTATCTGATAACTCAGCAACAGCATTTACGATTAAACAAGGTTCTGATGCTTATTTAATTATTGACACAGCTAATAGTAGTGAGTCAGTCTCTATTGGTACAGGCATCTCAGGTACAGCCATAACAATAGGACATGGTACTTCTGAAGTAACAATAGGTGATAATCTTACTGTTACAGGAAACTTAACAGTTAGTGGAACACAGACAGTTGTAGATACTGTCACAATGAATGCACAGAATGCTATTGTATTTGAAGGTGCTACTGCAGATGCTCACGAAACAACACTAACAATAACAGACCCTACTGCAGACAGAACTATAAAGCTACCTAATCAATCTGGAACATTACCAGTATTAGCTGCAGACAGTGATACAGCAATTACTTCTACTCCTGCAGAATTGAATATATTAGATGGTGTGACAGCCACAACTGCAGAACTTAATATTCTTGATGGTGTAACATCTACTGCTACTGAACTTAACATAGTAGATGGTAATACATCAGCAACATCAACAACAGTAGCTGACGCAGACAGAGTTGTTTTAAACGATAATGGCACAATGGTTCAGGTAGCTGTTACTGACCTTGCAGCATATTTTGATGACGAAATAACTGCAATGCCTAACCTAGTAACTACTGCTGCTACTACAGTTGGAGCATTAGACTCAGGTAGTATTACAAGTGGCTTTGGCACAATAGATACAGGGTCTTCTACAATAACAACTACAGGTCTTATTACAGGTGGCTCTCTTGATATAGATGATGTTCTAATCAATGGCTCTACAATAGGACACACAGATGATACAGACCTTATTACTTTAGCCAATGGTGTTGCAACAGTAGCAGGTGAATTATCTGTAACTACTCTTGATATTGGTGGTACAAACGTAACAGCAACTGCTGCAGAACTTAATGTATTAGATGGCATAGCGTCTATAGACACAGATATAAGTTCTGTATCAGGTAGTGATGACACCCTAGCTTCTGCTAAAGCTATTAAGACTTATGTAGATGATAACAGAAATGTGACAGGTCTTAATGCTACAGGTGCTGAATTAAATACTGTCGCTGATAACTCTGCAATAAGTGTTGACACAAGCACAGCCGTTGCTAACAATGATGGTATCTTAATGTTTGATACATCAGCTACTGCAGCAAAATACTTTGACGTAGATTTGTTAGATACATACTTTGCAGGTACAACAAAGACTCTAACTAACAAAACACTTACTGCTCCAAAGTTTGCTGATGGTGGATTTATAGCTGATGCTAACGGTAATGAACTTATTATGCTACAGACTGCTTCTTCTGCAGTTAATCAATTAGAGGTAACAAACTCAGCCTCAGGTGGTTCAGTAGTTGTAGGAGCATCAGGAGATGACTCAAACATAGATATTGACATATCACCAAAAGGAACAGGTGAAGTTAATATAGCTGCGAGTAACTTAAACTATGGAGGAACAGCAGTTACTTCTACAGGTGCAGAGTTAAATTTAGTTGACGGTTCTTCTGCAGGAACAATAGTAAATAGCAAAGCAGTCATCTACGGTTCTAGTGGTGAAGTCAATGCTACTACTTTACAAATAGGAGGAACTTCTATAAATGCTACTGCTGCGGAGTTAAATATTATGGACGGTGGTACAGCTGCTTCATCTACAACTCTTGCAGATGCAGATAGATTAGTAACAAACGATAATGGAACAATGAAGCAGGTTGCATTAACAGATTTAAAAACATATTTAACTAGTGCAGGGTTTACTACAGATGACCCCACCGCACTTGCGATAGCCCTCGGATAGTTAGGAGAAAGAGATGGCAAATACATTTAGAGTGGTAACATTCGCAGCAGAGCCAAACGCTGCAGGTACACCTTATACTATTTATACAGTCCCCGGAAGTACAACAACCGTTGTAATTGGATTAATATTAACTAATATACACACTTCTCAAGTAACAACAGAAGTTGAGCTTGTTAGTACTACATCAGGTGGTGGTAGAGCCGCAAACAATGGAACTTCTTTTTTAGCTAAAGATGTGCCAATACCTGTAGGGTCTTCACTAGAATTATTATCAGGTGGTAAGGTTATACTAGAAACTGGAGATTTATTAAGAGTAGATTGCTCAGTAGCGGATAAACTTTCAGGCACACTTAGTATCATGGAGATAACATAATATGCCATATATCGGAGTAGAACCAGAGTCTAACTTTCAAACTGCTCCTGCTGTTGTTAGGTTCAGTGGTGATGGTTCAGACACTACATTTGACTTAGGTAGAACGATTGGCTCTGTACAAGACATACTTGTATCTGTAGATGGTGTTGTACAGGATACTACAGCCTATAGTGTACCTGATGGTTCAACATTAACATTTACTGCTGCACCTTCTTCTAACTCAGGTAATAATATCTTTGTATACTTCCTAGAGGTAGGTGGAGCTACAGTAACACCTGCAGCAGAAAACAAAGGTAACTTTAAAAATGGTGGTATGTTTAGAACTAATGCACAAAGCATGGATATAAGCACAACTATATTAGCCACAGAAAATGCTACAGCTACAGGAACATTAGCCATAGCTTCTGGTGTGACACTAACTATTGAATCAGGTGGGAGGCTAGTAGTACTATGAGTACAGTAAAAGTAGATACAATACAGACTACTGGTGGTGTTTCTGAAATAGCCATAGATAAACTCAAGGGTGTATCTTCTGCTAGTTCTATAAGTGTTGTAGGTGAAGGTGGTAGTACCACGACTAATCTACAACAGGGTTTGGCTAAAACTTGGACTTGTTACAGTGGTGCAGGTGTTGATGGCACTGCTGATATGACAGGTAATAGAGATAGTTTTAATGTTACTAGTTTAGTAGATGGTGGAACAGGTCTTTATACTACAAATATGACTAATGTATTTAGTAACAATGATTATGCTTTTACTTACTGTGGAGCGCAGAGTGGAGCAGAAACAACTTATCAAATGGGTACAGCAGATGCAGGTATAACAAGTCATCAAATACAACTTAAAAATGCGGCAGGTACAGTTACCGACAGAAACTATGTTTGTGGTGCATTTCACGGAGATTTAGCATGAGTACAGTATTACTAAACACACTCACAGGCAAAACCTCCGCAGGGTCTATTGATGTGACAGGCGAAGGTGGTTCTACAACTACGAATATGCAAAGTGGTTTGGCAAAAGTTTGGTGTTTACTAGATGGAACAGGCACTATTGGTGTAACTGATAGTCTCAATATTGCATCTGCCACAGATAATGGCACAGGTGATTACACCACTACAGCTACAAATGCTTTCGGCAATTCAACTTATGTTTGTTGTGCCACATCTGGTCAAAACTCTGGTGACCAAATATCTGCTAATAATCAAGGTGCTGCTAGAACAACAACAGCAATTAGAACGCAATGTCAACGCAGTACATCTGACTCTGCACTTGACTGCGATTTTGTTGAGACTATTCGTATGGGAGACTTAGCATAATGGTAGCACATGGAACAATAGCATTTGACACGCTCACAACGTCTGACCAAAAGAAAACAGGCACTGAGAAGTCACTAGATACGAGCTATCTTTATAATGGTTCTAGTAAAGTATGGGCATATTTTAAACAAGCGTCTTCTACAGGAGGTGCTGAAGATAGTTTAAATGTGAGTTCTATTACTGATGATGGAGCAGGAGATTTTGATGTAAACTATACTAGTTTGATGGCAAATGATGATTATGCTACAGCCCAACACTCAGATGCAGTTGGAAATAATCTTATGACTAATAGAACACCAGTTGAAGGTTCATCATACTCTACTAGCTTACTGCGTTTTATGCACTTTGAAAATGCTTCTCTTGTTGATGCAACAGCAGCGTCTGTACAAATTGTAGGAGAATTAGCATGATAGAAACACCAGAATTTCAAGGCACACACTTATGGGAGCGTCTATGTTGGGCAAAGGAAAAGCTAGAGCCTTACAGGAGCGAGTACTGCATAGTATGGGAAGACCCTAACGATATGGAAAACCCTGCTAAAGTTACACACCCAGACCCTAACTGGATGGCTTGTGCATTACAGGGTGGGATACTACCACCAGTACAATCCTATTGGGAACTAAAGAAGGATGAAAACAAGCCTGACTTTGTAAAACATACTAGAGGCCCAGAGCTTCTACACAATATGAAACCTATTGACGCTATGACAGAAGAAGAAGCAATAGAGTATTTAATAATGAAGGATATACCAGAACATGTGTGGAGAGATTGGGATAAGTCCAATAAGCCACGCTTAGTAATTTGCCAAAAGTCACAACTCCCTGCATCTAGGGAATGGAGAAACGCTTGGCAGATAAGTGATGAACTCACTGTTGAAACTGAAGCCGCATAAAGGAGTATTAACTATGGCAAAAACTTATATTACAGACATGGATGGCAAGACTGTTGATGCGTCTACTGTAAGCAAACCATCTGACAGGCACTTCAGAGGAGCATGGAAGCTCTCTGGTAGTGCTATATCAGAAGACATGACTAAAGCTAAAGAAATCTTTAAGGACAAGATTAGAGAGGTACGTAAGCCTCTACTAGAAGCTGAAGATGTAGTGTACATGAAGGCACTAGAAGCTGACGATGCTTCAGCTAAGACTGCAAGTGTCGCTAAGAAGAAAAAACTTAGAGATGCACCTGCTGCTTCCGCTATTGGTAGTGCTGACACTATAGCTAAACTAAAAGCCGCTTGGGATACAAGCACATTGGGTGACAGCCCTTACGCATAAGGATAAGTAAATGGCACTGACCAATTTAACAATAGGTTCAACTGTAGATAGTGAAGGTGGCTCTGCTACTACTAATCTTGTACAGGGGTTGGCTAAAATGTGGATACAGCTAAATGGTAATACAGAAGCTGTGGCTGATAGTTTCAATGCAGGAAGTGTGACTGATACTGCTGATGGACAAAAGACAGTAGCCATTACTAATGATATGGCTAACACAAATTATAGTACTATGTGTCAAACTAATAGTAGCCATAGTGTAGTTCCAGGGTCAGGTATAGCTACTGGTTCAATACGGCTAGATGGAAAAAATGATAGTCACACACACGCAAACAATGGTACTTTTATGGGTTTGATACACGGAGATTTAGCATAATGCCATATATAGGTAAAGCACCAAAAAACTCAGTCCGTAGTCGTTTTACATATCAAGCGACAGCAGGACAAACATCATTCAGTGGCAGTGATAGCAATGCTTTGACACTTAGCTATGTAGATAGTTTATACATGGACGTTTATCAAAATGGGGTGTTACTTAAAGCAGGTACGGACTATACCGCTACGACAGGTACAACCGTAGTGTTAGTTAGTTCAGCATCTGCTGATGACGTAGTGGAGATGGTAGTCTATGACGTGTTTGACGTAGCTGATACTTATAGTACGTCTAACGCAGATTCACGTTTTGTGAATGTCACTGGAGATACTATGACTGGTGATTTAACTATAGGTGATGCAAGTGCTTCTGATAGAAAAATTTTGTTTGATGGCAATGCCCAAGATTTTCACATAGGACTAGATGATAGCACAGATAGCTTAACAATAGGTCTTGGTTCTACACTAGGAACTACATCACACATGGTTATAGACGCAAATGGTCACATTACGAAACCACTACAATCTGCTTTTTTAGTTAACCCTTCATCTAATCAAACAAATATAGCAGTAAACGCTACTACTACCATAGCATTTGGTACAGAAAGATTTGACCAAAACGGAGATTTTTCAAGCAATACTTTTACTGCACCTGTAACTGGTCGTTATCAATTTAATTTATTTAGTTTTATAAATGACCTTAATCATGGCTATAGTATTTTTCAGGTAAGATTAAATACAAGTAATGTAACAATGACTTGGATTATTGACCCTAGATTTGGAGATGCAAATCCAGATTATTACCCTGTTCATTTTAGTACTTTAGTAGATATGGACGCTAATGATACCGCCCATGTTGAAATGGTTATTCCAAATTATAGTTCTGCACAAGTGGACTTTGATGCGTCATCATATTTTTCAGGTTATTTAGTATGTTAAGGAGAGAAAAATGGCAAAATTAACTTTAACTGTAGAACTTACAGATACAGAACAAGCAATATTAAAGAATGATTTAATAGACCTAGATGCGTGGTTACAAGCCGCTATGACAGGAAAAGTAAACAACTGTTGGAAAAGGATGCAGTCTGAGTGGACTACTAAACTTATGAACGACAGTAGTTTTACTGACCCAATTCCAAGCAATCAGGCAGACTTTGTAACATTAATTACATCAAGAAGTGACTATAAAACTAGGAAAGAAATTCAAGATGCAGAAGATGCAGCATTTGCAGAGCAAGCTAAAAAATCAGGAACTTAATTATGAGTAAAGCAGCAGAACTAGCAGCACTAATTGCCAATGTTAACAAAGGTAGCTCGTTAGCGGCAAAGAATTTTATTATAAATGGCGCACAAAACGTGGCGCAGAGAGGAACGTCAAGCACAGGTATTGGTGCAAGTTCAGGATACTTTACTACAGATAGGATGCAGATAGTTAGTGAAAACACAGCAGGAAGACTAACGATGGAGCAGGTTGCTGACGGTCCTGATGGGTTTGCTAATTGCACTAAATTAACCTGTACTACAGCAGATACTTCTATTGCTTCAAACGAAGCTCTTATTTTAAATCAAAATATAGAAGGTCAAAATTTACAATCTTTAAAAAAGGGTACATCTGATGCTGTTCCTGTAACTGTTAGTTTTTATGTAAAAGCAAATGCCTCTGCTACTTACACGATTGAATTAAAATCAGGTGATGGTGGTAGTAATAGAATGAACTCACATGAGTTTTCTGTTACTACAGATTGGACAAGAGTTACAAAAACATTTGTTGGAGATACATCACAAGCATTAGATAATGATAACAATACCAGTATTCAATTCAATCTATGGTTACACGCAGGGTCAGATTATACTGGAGGAACGCATACGGATAATGTTTGGCATACTACAAATAACCAAAGAGTAGGAGACAGTAATACATCTTTCTTTGACAGCACCAGTAGAACATTTTTTATTACTGGAATCCAGATGGAGCTTGGCGAGAAGGCTACGGAGTTTGAGCATGAACCGATTGAGACTACCCTTCAGAAAGCACAAAGGTATCACTACAATCTTACTCACTCAGTTACAAA